AATTCATTTTCTAAATATCTAATCATGTATGCTTTTCTCTTTGCATAAATATCTAATCTATATTCAAAGAATTCCTCCAGAATGTCATCATACTTATCATAATGCATCAGACGTTTATTTGCATTATACAGGTAAAAATTTGTTGTTGCAATTGTAGTTGATATTTTCAAAAATTTCTCTACTTCAGCATCTCCTTTTTTAAGTAACTTTTGCATTTCATTACCTTTGAATGTAATGTCAAACATGATTGAATCATTACCACAATTTGATTTCACAGCTGACAAAATCTTGTTATCTGATTTATCAACTGAAATATGTGATTCCAGATAAATCTTATATTTATCACTCCATGCATATTGACCAACAACAGGCATTTCAGTGATTCTAATTGTCTCATCATCAATTATTTCATAGTTTCCAGTCATTTTATATTTATATTCCTCAAGTCTTTCTATTTTACCTTGAAACTTGTGAAAATGTGGAAACATTTCTCTCATTGGTTTATCATCTAATTTCCTCATAATATTATTTGCAACATCAAGTGCATTATATGGTACAACTTTTGTGCTAAATCCATAACCAATACCAATACTACCATTAACTAAAATCATTGGGATAATTGGTGCATATGTTTCTGGTTCAACAATTTCTCCCTCATCTTCAACATATGTCAATACAGGATCATCCTCTTTTCTAAATATTTTAGGAGTTATAGACTCAATAAATGTATGAATATATCTTGCTGCACCATGATCATCACCACCCATCTTTCTGTATCCAAAGTTACCAGCTGGATACAACAAATTTATGTTATTACTTCCAGCAAAATTTTGAGCCATGTTGATAATAGCCTCACAAAGAGATGTTTCACCATGTTTATAAGCAGTATGTTCAGATACATAACTTGCCAATTGAGACACTCTTATTTCCTTGTCTGATGTAAACAGATTCTTTTGATATGCACCAAATAAGATTTTTCGCTGAGATGGTTTAAATCCATCACACAAAGATGGAATCATGCGAATGTTATCATAATTTGAAAAATGAATTAGATCCTTATCAATAAATTCACTAAATGTTACATTTTGTTTATCATATTCCAAAATATCATCTGGATTGTATTTAGATAGCCAATCCTTTCTATCACTAACTTTATCCTCATCAAAAGCCATGACAATCTTTTTATATGATTTACTTCCTGTCACTGAATCATCTTCCTTTTTTTCAGCTTCATCCCATACATAAGTAATAATTCTCTTTGTAAATTCATTAAATAATTCTTTGACTTCATCTGCTTCTGATGTTGCTAATCCCTTGTAATACTTAATGTTCCATTTACTAATATCATCAATAGTTGTTGCCCATTTTTTATAATCAGATATTGTATAAAATGTTTTCACATCTTTTCTCATCTTATCTGTTTTTTTGTTGACCTTGAGAATGGGTGTTGACATAGTTTGTATAAATCCATCTATTTTTAACAAAGATGGCCAAAAGTATTGTAACATATTAATAATCAGACCCTTAATATGTGAACCATCAAGATCCTGATCTGTCAAAATAATAATACCTCCATATCTTAATTTTGTTGTATCCGTATATTCAACATTCTGTTTTAATCCCATAATTGTTTTAAAAGTGGTAAACTCTTTGTTTTTCTGAATTGATGCCGTTGATGCATTTCTAACATTTAATCCCTTACCCCTAATTGGCCAGGCACCATATTTTTCTCTTCCAATAATTTCTATTCCAGAAGTTGCAAATGCTTTAGCTGAATCACCCTCTGTAATAATTAGTCTGGTTTCCTTGGACCGTCTTGTTCCTGCCCATAATGCATCATCCAATTTATCAATTCCAATTATGGAAGATTTTTTAGTTCCATCCGATTTATTCAATTGTTGCAATTCCTTGAACTGAGCAAATTTAACCACTTCATCAATTAATTTTGTTTTATACAATTTTGTCATAAACCCATTATCTACAACATATTCTGTTCCAAAATTTGTAGTTTTTGTCGTTAATGTATCTTTTGTTTGTGATTCAAAACTGGGATCATCAATAGTTGCATCCAAAAATATTGTTAACTGTTCTCTAATTTGAGCTGGTTTAACATTCAGCTTAAATTTTTTCTTAATGTGTTCTGTGACTTTTTTGATAATTTGATCCATGACATAGTTAACATGAGTACCTCCGCGATATGTCCATAATCCATTAACAAAAGATATTTGTTCATGTCCTGCATTTGGATCAAAAACAATACCAACTTTCCACCTATCAACTAATCCATCATACACAACATCAACAGGTGTCTTGTAATACATTTGTATATAATCCTCAAATGTGTTTACTGGCAAGTGTTTGTCATTAAAATATACTTTGACTCGTTTCTTTTTTTCTGTTTCATTAATGCAACATGCTGCCAAATCATAACATCTTTTTATAAGTAATGACATAATATCATCTGTCAATCCATCCATTCCAAATCTGGCATAATCTGGATAATATGTAATAAACGTGTATGGTTTGGTTGATGCTGGTACTGATTGAATATCAGGTTGTCCAATTACTGACATATTATCTTTGTATTCTTGGACATATTTCTTTTTGTTTACACTATCAACTGTTTCAACAACAAATTTTGTGGAAAAAATATTGGCTAATTTTGCACCATACCCATTTTTACCTCCTACAGTCTTCTTCTTTTTGTCATAATTGGTTGATGTTAGAAGGTGTCCAAAAATTAATTCTGGAACATATACATTGTGTTCTTTGTGCATTACAACAGGAATACCTTCACCATTGTTCCAAACAGAAATTACACCCGATTTTTGATCAAGATTAATTTTTATGGTGTTGCATGTTGGATCTCTCTCTGTATTATCCCTTGCATTGACGGCTAACTCATCAAATGTTTTGTAAAATCCAGAAACAAATGTTATTTCCTTCTTCACAATCTTCTCTGATTCTTGATCAAAAACCCACATCTCTTTTTTATCTGCCTCAACACTTCCAATATATGTATCTGGCAAATGTAAAATATGTTCTCGTTGTGTCTTCTTTTTATAAGTTTCCTCAATTGTAGGTACACTTTTTGTTGTTTTACTTTTTTTTGTTTTTTCGTCGGATGATTTATTCTTCTTTGGGTTTTCATCAGATGATTTAATCTTCTTTGGGTTTTCATCAGATGATTTAATCTTCTTTGGGTTTTCGTCGGATGATTTAGGCATTGTTTAATCAGAGGTTTATTATCTCTTTATGTGTTAATGTATTTGTATTTGAATGATAAATTATCAATTTTTTGTGAAATAAAACAAATGCATTTAGGTGCCTGTCGCCATAACTACACCTCTGCACATAGGACATGTTGCACTTCTTTGCAATAGCCATTGGTCAATGCATACGGCATGGAACATGTGATTACATGGGAGTGTACGTCCCATTTGGGTTTCTGTTAAATTGTTTCGACAGATTGAACACTCATTGTCACCTTGAATTGGATTGTACAAACCTGGACATTGAAGTGGTGCAATTTCTTCTAGTTGTTCCTCTGTAATTATTTGCGGAGTTGTAGCTGTATGCATATGTGTTTGCGCGCGATGTCGCATTTCATCGGCAAGTAAACTAATAGCTGTTATAACACGACTAAAGACTGGTGAGTTAAGAATTGCATTTTGATAATATGCAGCCACCGAAGTTACAATAGCTGCTCCCCCAAATGTAACACATCCAATTACATTGAGATAATAGGATATATTGCAATACTGACTCATTGCAAAATTTACAAATCCTGGCAAAGTCCAAAATGCTTGACTCAAAGCTTCATATTGCATTCCGGCATAACCACAAAAACATGCTGATGTGGCAGCTTCAATAATTTTGAGTATTGTGATATTTATTGGGGAATATGGGATTTTGTCTGTGATAAACTGTATCGTCTTGGTGACAACAGATTTTCCAATGAGACAACCCAATGCCGTCAAAATTGTTTTACCCATTGTGGGTAGTTGTATGTAAGATATTCCTGCAGTCACTGCAGCACAACCAATCATTTTTAGCATGCTATCAACTATAATTTAATATGCATATATCAAGCCATTTTCAGTATAACAGTTATTCAATTTTTAATGATGCAGTAAATAAACATAAATATATCTGACTATTATTATTATAATTATAAAAATGGCTCATCCTGGACGATTTATTACATCTAATCAGAAAAATTTTATATCTCCTCATGTTGGCGGTAATTCATATTTAGATAATGATCCTGAATATTTGGCACAACAGCAATCTATTCTCCTTAGACATAAATCAACATCATCACCAACAAAAAATAATAGTATGTCAGAAATGGATCATACAGATGATCAACCATATGATCCATATAATGCATTTTTAGTAAGACATGGATTAAACAATATGACTAAAAAAACAAGATATATAACAAAATATATTAATGTCGATAGTTCAACCAGAACCACACAACCAACCATTACAACAAATCAAAGTATTCAGTTAGCATCTGACCCCCTTTATTTTAGCAAAACACAAGATAATTTGTTAATAGTTGAATCAAAGGGCCATAAATTTGTTCAGGGTGATAGAATTACATTAACAGGAGTAATAACTTCTGAATCTGTTGTTAGAACATCTTATTTGTCTGATACAAATACAGCAGTTCGAAGTGTTGAATTTACTGCAGGTAGCACTTATGTAAAAATAGTTTGTCCACCCAACATGACAAAGATTTACCCTCTTTTATCAGCTTCATATTTAAATCAATATGTAATGACTGATGTCTATGTCAAAATTTCTGGTTTTCAGGGCTATCCCCTTCCAACACATATTGGTAATATTCCTCTGAACGCTCTTAATAAAACTCATTTAATATATCTACAATTAACGCCATCGGAAGTTAATAATCTTACATACTTTTATATCAAATTGCCAGAAAAATACAAAGGAAGTATCAATGTTGGTGAATATAATATTACATTAACTTTTTTACATATTGGAGGAATACCACTTAATGTACTAAATGCTGAATATCCGATTGATGGTGATCATTTGAAAGGTTATCATGTTGTTAATTCAACACAAACTGATTCATTAACAATTGTATTGCCTAAAAAGGGTATTTATGAACATAATTTTGGTGGAGACAATGTGTATATTTCTAAAATTCTAAATGTTGATATAGGTTATCCAAATCCCAATAAATATAGTATCACATTAGATACAACATATTTGCGTACAACAAAAATTAGATTAGTTAGTACCACATTTCCAAATACTTCAAGAGTTTTTAGAAAGTCTGATACATTTCAAAATACAAAACTTTATTGGCAAAATAATGATGATGGAGATATTGTGTATTCTGCTGAAATAGATCCTGGCAACTATGATCCTGATTCACTAAAAACAGCTATTGAAACAAAAGTTAGACAGGTTAAAAAAATTAGTGTTGTATCAACCAGCACATTAACTGCCTATACAAATAATAACTATATACAGATAACAATTGACAAAAATAGTAATATAGTCACATTTAAAAGTTATAAGGAAGCATTATTATCTAATCCAATCACCAAAGTTTCACCACAGATTGAAACAACTCAAGGTGTGACTGCTGTGACTGACAAATATACACTAACTATTCAACATATCAACCATGGAATTCTAACTGGAGACACTGTATTATTTTCTGGTATGATTTCTCATTTAGGTATTCCGGCAGATAGTTTGAATCAGGAACATACAGTGACAGTTGAGGATGATAATACTTACAAAATAGACTTGGAACACATCAATTTAGCAGAATTCAAATCTGATACACATGGTGGATATGCTGTAAAAGTTTATGTTCCTAACACATTCAGATTATTATTTAATTATCCTGACACAATGGGAAAAGAATTGGGTTTTAGAAATGTTGGATTAGATAGTTCTGTCACAGAATTTAGTAGAGTTATTACTAACCAGGACA